GAGCCCCACCAGCGTCTCGACGGCCTCCGCTTCAAGGAGTTCACCGACCCGGCTCTGGCCAACACGTCGGGGTGGCCGCCCCGTTCGCACTTCCTGCCGGGCGACCACGCCGGGTGCGTGTGCGACGTGGAGCCGATCCTGGGCGCCCCCCCGCCCGAGCCCGAGCCCCCGACGACGGCGCCGGTCCTCGGCAAGGAGACAGGCAAGGCCGTCCGAGGCTTCGACACCATGCAGGAGGAGCGCCTGGCCCGCCGCTTCGCCGGGTGGCGCCGCCTCCGAGGCTCCGTCAACCCCGACCAGCTGGAGGAGTTCGACACCGCCTACAACCGCATTCCCCGGGTGCTCGCCGAGATCAACCGGGAGGGCAAGCTCGGGGACATCGGCACGGAGGCGACAGTCGCCAACGCCGCCAAGTACGTGGACGGCTTCAAGACCCTGAAGCTGACCAAGACCCGGGCCAAGAGCCTCCTGACGACCAGCCCAGAGAACATGGTCGAGGGCCTAGAGGACGACATCCTGGCTCGGGCGTCCATGCGGGGCGACTCCGTGCAGCGCATCGTGGATGACGGCCTCGTGGTCATCGCCCAGGTAGGCGACCGGGAGGTCATCCTCCACGGCAGCCAGTACCTGTGGTCGGCGCTGGAGAAGGGGGCCGTCACCGACGAGTTCCCCAACGTCCTGCTCTGGACCAAGAAACTGGACCTCACCGACGGGGGCTCGCTGGAACGCCTCTACCACGCCGATGACCTCACCCGGGTCCGACAGGCCGCTACTCGAGAAGCGAAGGCCGCCAAGGCGAAGCTCCCGCCGCCGGTGGTGCAGGGGAACCCCAAGGGCCTCGGGGCTCTCCCCAAGGCGGATAGCCCGGCCAAGGCCGCCGCCCAGTTCAAGGCCCGCTGGGGCCGGGGTGGGTCGGGCGGCACCAACGTGGACATCAAGGGCGCCTTCGACAGCATGAGCACCCGGGTCGCCAACGACACCGCCGACCAGCTCGACCAGATGATGCGGGCGCATCCCAAGACCGCCAGCAAGATCAAGTCAGTCCACACCGTCAGGCTCGGGAGCAACACGCACGCCCAGGCGAACCAGGCCACCCGGGAGCTCACGTTCAACAGCATGTTCTACAACGCCGGGAAGGAACGGCACTTCCAGGAGACGTGGGAGGGCTGGAATCACCGGCCGGGCGGCTGGTCGGCGGTGGTCGAGGGCGCCGAGGAGAACCACATCACCCACGCCCGCTACACGACCGCCCACGAGTTCGGCCACCACATCGACTACACCGCCCGAGACGCCATCAGCGAGAGCCGGTGGAACACCCTCGTGCAGGACACCATCGAGGAGCACTGGCGGAACAGCGATGACCTCCGCCGACGCCAGGGCGTCAAAGCCAAGCTGCGCCGGGTCCGCCAGGACGGCATCGCCGGGTCCAGGGAGAAGCTCCCGCCCGAGATGGCCCGCTACGTGCAGGAGAACCTGTCCACGTACGCCACGACTAACCTTCGTGAGGTCATGGCTGAGGTGGTCGCCGAGGCCACCCTGTCCGCCAACCCCCGGCCGCTCGCCCGGGCCCTGTACCAGCTCCTGTTGAAGCACGCCGAAGGGATCGCCGCATGACCAGCCTGGGAGCCCCGATCTGCATGGCTTGCGCCCGGGTGACGGGGGTGGCCGAGTGTCAGGCGTTCCCGGAGGGCATCCCCGACGACATCTGGCTGGGCGGCTACGACCACCGCCTGCCGTACCCGGGCGACGAGGGCGTCCTGTTCGCTCTGGCCGACGGGGCCGGGCTCGGGCTGGCCGCCTACGAGGAGTCTGGCCGGGCCGGGTCCACGCAGATCGGCTACAAGGTCCCCCCGTCCTGATCCTCGCCCCGAGGGGCGGCCAGGCGTACAGTGTCGGCCATGCCCACAGCCACGCTGGCCCCCGCCGACTTCCCCCTGGTCCGACAGGCCGGAGCGGCCTGGGAGCTCTACTGCGGTGACGAGGTGCTCGCCATCGCCGACACCTACGCCGAGGTGGTCCGCCAGCTCGCCGAGATGGTCGGGGTGGACAGCGCCCCCGGGAGCTCTGACGGCCTCCTCGCCGAGACGTGGATGGGCGACCCCGCCATCGCCTTCAACGAGCAGCCCGACCCCGAACGTGACTTCACGAACGTCAAGTGGGGGTGGCGTGACCCGGCCCTGTCCCTCGTGCCGCTCATGCTCCAGACCTCAACGGAGATGGGCCACTTCGGGGCTGTCCTCGCCGGGTTCATCGAGGCCTTCGACCTGACCGGCACGGGGGAGCCGACGGCCACCGGCCGCTTCTACGACTCCGAGGCCGGACGGCAGGCCCGAGACCTGTTGCTTGGGGGCCGCCGCTTCGGGGTGAGCGTGGACCCGGACAGCGACACGGCCGCCGACTACCTGTGCATGGAGGAGGACGAGGACGGGTTCTGCACGGCGGCCATGTGGAGCTTCACCTACTACAGCATCGCCGGGCTGACGATGACCCCGTTCCCGGCTTTCGCCCGAGCGAACATCGTGCTGGGCTCCCCCGCCGAGGTCGAGGTAGCCCCCGAGGAGGCCGTAGAGGCAGTCGAGCTCGATGGGCTGGCCGCTAGTGCACCCGTCGCCGTCATCGACCGGAGGGTGCGTCCGCCCAGGGCGTGGTTCACGATGCCGGAGCCCGAGTTCGGCGACCCCCTCCTCGTGCAGCAGGACCTCGCCGGGGAGCGGTGGGGCGTCCCGCAGACCATCACCGACGAGGGCCAAGTGTTCGGCCACCTGGCCCTGTGGGGCGAGTGTCTCCGCAACGGGTCGGACCTGTGCATCCAGCCGCCCGACTCCGCTCGGGCCTACGCCGAGTTCATGTGCGGCCCGGGGGTGCGCACCGCCGAGGGTGAGCTCGTGGGCACCGGCACGATGGTGGTCGGCTGCTCCCACTACCCCACGTCGGGCGTGGACCGCTCCTCGTTCTCCATCGTGCGTGACTACTACGCCAACGCCGGTCTCGGCTGGGCGGACGTGCGGGTGAGCTCCGGGGCGTTCGGTGTCTGGTACACGGGCCGGGTCCGCCCTGAGGTCACCGAGGCGCAACTGTCAGTCCTGCAGTCGCTGCCCCCGTCGGGCGACTGGTCACGTGACCCGGAGGGCGCCTTCGAACTGTGCGCCGTGCTCAGCGTCAACAAGCCCGGCTACCCGGTCCGCCGTGAGGCCATCGCCGCCGCCGCTCTGCCCGCTGACAGCCTCGTGGACGGCGCCGCCGTATCGGCGAGCGTGATCGGCCGGACGGTCATGGCGCTGACCGGCGCCAACAGGGTCCGTCCGTGCCCCGAGTGCGCTCAGCGTCACGCTGCTGCCCAGACGGCCACCCGCCGGGACAGCGGTCAGCTCGCACGCATCGAGGCCCTCCTCCAGCGCATCGACCGGCGCACCCAACACCTCAACGGCGCTGGCATCAAGGCCGCCGCCGCCCTGTTGGCGCCGACCATCCGTGACTGACGCCTCGGGCATGGTGTACCTTCCCCGCTAGGTCCGATCAGGGGGGCGCCTGGACGCCCCCCAGCCGAGCACAGGGCAGCATGGCTCCCGGGGCTCTGATCCGTCCGCCGTCCGCACCATCGACCGCTGACTGACAGGGAGAACCCCATGCAAGTGCTGACCGAGCTTCTGGCCAGAGTGGACCAGATCGCCGACCTGCCCGACGACGAGCTTGCCCAGCTCCTCGATGAGATCGTGACCGAGGCTCTGGCCTTGGCAGAAGATGACTCCAGCGACGAGGCGCTCGCCCTCGTGCAGCGTGCAGTCGAGGCCCGTGCCGCCATCGTGGCCGAGCAGACCACCCGCCAGACCGAGGCCGAGAGCCGGGCGTCCCGGGCCGCCGACCTCATCGCCCAGCTGCAGGGCTCCGACGAGGATCCCGACCCGGCCGAGGAACCTGAGGCCGAGGGTGACGAGGACGAGGAGGAGACCCCCGACGAGGAGGCCACCGCCACGCCTGAGGTCATCGCCGAGGTCATCGCCGAGGCCGAGGAGGCGCTGGAGCCCATCGCCGCCGGATCGACGCCCGTGGTCAGCCGTGTGGCCGCCCGCCGCACGCCCCGCCGGGCGATGAACGGTGCGCAGGAGCGCCCCGCCCGCCAGGTCTCGTCCGTCGCCGACTGGGGCCTGATCGCCTCAGCCAACAGCGACTTCGGCACCAACCACATGATCCGCAACGAGGGCGAGCTCGCCGAGCTCTTCCTGGGCGCCTGGGCCGCCTCCGAGGGTGCGGTCATGCCCAAGGCCACGTACCTGAAGCTCGCCCGCTCGGGCCGGACCGCCACCCCCCAGACGCACGGGGCGGCCCGCTTCCTCGACCGTGACGAGATCAACAACGGCCGGAAGCTCGCCGCAGTGGTCTCCCAGGAGGCCATCACCGCCGCCGGTGGAATCTGTGCCCCGCTCGAGGTTCGGTATGACATCCCCTTCGTGGGCTCGACCGAGCGTCCCCTCCGGGACAGCCTCGTGCGCTTCGGCGCCGACAGGGGCGGAGTGCGGACCATCCCGCCCGCCGTCATGACCGACATGTCGGCCGGGGTGGGCCTCTGGACGGAGGCGAACGACCAGAACCCGTCCGATCCGACGGTCAAGCCGTGCCTCACGATGACCTGCCCCGAGGAGGAGGAGACGGTCGTTGATGCGATCACCAAGTGCTTGGAGATCGGCAACTTCCGTGCCCGGTACTTCCCCGAGCAGGTCGCCGAGTGGGTGCAGCTCCTGTCCGTGTGGCAGGCCCGCTTCGCCGAGGAGAACCTGATCACGCAGATCGCCGCCGGATCGACGGACGTGAGCGTGGGCCAGGTGCTCGGCACCACCCGCACCATCCTCGCCAGCCTCGCCCGTGAGGTGGCTTCGGTCCGGTACGTGTACCGGATGCCCCGCAGCTTCCCTCTCCGGATGGCCATCGGCGAGTGGATCGTGGAGAACATGAAGGCCGACCTGATCCGGCAGATGCCTGTCGGCTCGCTGGCCGAGACGCTGGCGATTGCGGACGCCACCATCGACCGCTTCTTCGCCGCCCTCAACGTCCGGGTCACCCTGCTGAAGGAGGGCGAGACCGGCCAGGGCTTCGCCGTGCAGGGCGACGGCACGCTGAACCCGTGGCCGTCCACGGTCATCGCCTACATCTACCCCGAGGGCTCCTGGTTGTTCCTCGACGGTGGAACCCTGGACCTGGGCATCTTCCGGGACAGCGGCCTGGTCGAGACGAACGACTACCGCATGTTCTCGGAGACCTTCGAGGCCGCCCACTTCCACGGCCAGTTCAGCCACCGCTTCATCTTCGACATCTGCCCCGACGGCTCGGCGTCAGCACTGATTGACATCGACCCGTGCACGCTCGGCAGCTGACCTAGACCCCCGCTGGGCCCCCGGGAGTGGACGACTCCCCCCGGGGGCCCTGTTGGGCCCCACCGACCAGCAGGAGGCCTGAGTGGCGCAGTCGCCGACCAACATTGATGCGATCCCGGCCGAGCCGCCCCGATATGGCCTGATCCAACAGCTGCTCGCCCCAACCCCCGACGAGCTCGCCAACCGTTTCGCTCAGGGCTGGACGTTCCAGCCGGAGGGCTGCGATCCCACCGGGGCGGAGGCTCTGGTGTGCGCCTCCGCCGTCACGGCCGACACGGAGATGGACCGGCCCGGCACCATCGAGGGGTTCCCCGTGTGGCTGTGGGCGGAGGACCGCTGCTCCACGTTCGGATTCTTCTCCCGCAACTGGAACGGCCGGGTGCGGAACGCCCTCGCCGTCAAGCAGAGCTACGACCTCGCCCGGGAGCTCTGGGAGGGGAACGCCTCTCAGCTCGGGGGCCTCGGCAACTTCTACCTGTCGGCCCCCGACGCCAACGAGGTCACGACCTCCGCTAAGGCCGTCGGGAAGGCCCTCGGCTGCCTGGAGGCCGCCTTGGCGACCGGCCTGGCCGGGGGCATGGGCCTGATCCACATCACCCCTCAGGCGCTGATGCACGCCGTCACGATGAACGTGGTCCGCTTCGACAGTGGCACGTGGCGGACCCCGATGGGGACGCAGGTGATCGCTGACGCCGGGTACTCGGGCGCCGGGCCGGGCAACGTGCCGGCGGGCGAGACGCAGTGGGCGTACGCCACAGCGATGATGCGAGTCTGGCTCGCCGAGGTGATCGTGCGGCCGAACAGCACTGATGACCGGGAGGCGCTGGCGGCCTCGATGGACGTGGAGACGAACCTGGTCGTGGTGAGGGCCGGGCGTCTCGCCATGGT